TATTGTCAGTTTTGGCGTTGAACCATCTATTTGTATTGTTCCCATTTATACTATTACCACGTTGCCTGTTATTGTCATTATCTCTGTAAATGTTACAGGTCCTGCCAAAACAGCATTTTCAATTGTTTGACTTGCATCCATTACACCTGCATGATGAACTACAGATTCATTAGGTGCAGCGCACCCTATGTATTGTATTCCATTAATTATTGTTACTTCGCTCATAAATCCTCCTATTCGCTTATCGTATCAATATAGCTTACCCAAATATCCAAGCCACTTGCTGTATCGCAATCGTGTGTCAAAACATCACCACTTACCAGAACAATTTTTGCTCCTCCTTGGATCAGTTCAATTGAACCGCCCGGAGGGATTGGGGTACTTTTGCATATGAAATAATTAGCTGAACTATTTACTACATAAACATCTACCTTAATTGTTTCAGTAAGAATGTTTGTACAACGAATACCAATAACAGCATCATAGTTACCCGCAGTCAAAATACTTGCTGCCGTGGTTCCTTGTGCTCTTGCAATTGCTCTTCTAAAATCTTGTGCCATTCATCCTCCTTATATCATAAAGCAACGGCAACGGCTAGGGCAAATCCTTGACTCGCTGCACTGCCTGCCATGTATGTTTTAACAGCAGTTACATTTGTCATTCGCATAGTACCTGCATCATTAATTAAAATTCCGTCTCCATCTGCTAATGCAGTGGTTCCTCTACTTGTTCCACCATCTATTAAATTTAATTCAGCGGCTGTTGTTGTTACATTTGTACCACCAATATCTAGTGTAGTTGTTGATATTTCACCAGCAACAGTTACTAAACCATCGGCTACAGTTATTAAATCCGTGTCATCTGTGTGACCTATCGTTGTTCCATTAATTAAGACATTATCAATATCTAAAGATCCACCACTAATTAATCCTGTTGTTGTAATAGTAGATGAACCAGTATCAATAGTTCCAAATCCAGAAGTTATCGAACCAGAGTTTAAAGCTCCAGTTGTTACTGTATCTGAACTACCTGCTAAAACTTGATAGATAGAACCTATTCCAGTTCCATTTATAGTTATCGCATCTGCTTCAAGTGTACCATCAATATCTGCATTTCCAGATATATCTAATGTCGCTGCATCTAGTTCACCGGATAAAGTAATATTAGTAGCGCCAGTAATAGCACCATTTAATGCAATAGCACCATTAATGTCTATTGTAGTTGCTGCTATTTGTATTTCTGTGTCAGCTACTAAATCTAATTGACCATCTGTAGATGAATAAATATATAAACCAGTATCTCTAAATAGTAATTTATTAGTGCTATTTAAAGTTAAACCCGTACCATCAGTATGTGTTAAAGTTGTGTCAGAGTCCGCACCAAATTTTAGTACGGCTGAATCTGATCCTAAAATAAGATCGTTTGGTAATGTTACGTCAGAACTAGCATCTTCAAATACCAATTTGCTTGCCGGCATTGTACAGAAAACATCTTTAGTGCCTGCTGCAAAATCAACAGCACTATCGCTATTAGAAGAAGATATTACCGTTGTACGTGTAAGATCAGAACTGTCTCCATCTAGTGTACCTAAACCTACTTCCCATTCATTTGCTGTTTGATGGGCAATTGTATAATAAGTAGTATTAGAATTTCCTACACCTGCTGAAAAAGCTTCAAAGCCTGTTACAGCACCAGCAAGAGAAACGGCTCCCGTTCCTGTTGTTGTTGTAGTTTCTTTTACACGATCATTAATTACTAATGCCATTTAATGTCCTATGCTAATCGTAATATAGCGTTACTTGCATCAGCTGTTGGGAATTGAATTGTAAACGTTCCGCTTGTAGAGGTTTTATCTCCTCCAAAGTCCAACACACATACTGCTTTATTAGAATTGCTACTGTTATAAATTAAAGCTCCACGAGCTGTAATTGTTGCTGATGTAAAAGAAGCGTCAGCAAAATCACAAAGAGCAGTTGTTCCTGAAGTAGTTGGTGTTACACTTGTTAGATTTCCTCCTCCTGCTGTATAAGTTCCTGAAGCTGAAACTTCATTTGAACTAGAGTAAGCAGTTGTAGAAGCACTTAAAGTTGCTGAACTTGTAAACAATGCAATTTTAAAAGTGTCGCCAGTTGTCGCTGTAAAATCATGTCCTTCGACAAGAATTTCTTGCTTAAAACTAGTACAGACAGCTTGAGTTATAGCCATGTTTTATCCTCCTGTGGATTTTTGTTCTTGTTGCAAAGGAATCTTTAATTCCCCCTGCATATACTCATCTCTTCGATGCTTTCCTTGTTGCTCAATAGCTAAACCTTGAATAGCACGTTGATATGATTGTTCATATAATTGCAGCATTTCAGCTGGTCCCTTCAAGAATTTGAAGGCTTCGGCAAGACATCCATATAATAATGCTGATGGAGCATTATTACCCAACCATGTAGTTGTGTTACCACTAGATAGTCTTGTTGATAGTCTAGTAATTCCTACTTCTATGTTATATGCTGAATCCGGCGTTGGCGCAAGGTAAATTGTGTTTTGATCCCACCATGCCCAGTATCTTGGAGTGCTTGTGCTTGCTCTATTGGGCCAATATTCATTCATATAAGAAATATCTTTTCGTTCTAAAAATGACCTTGTCGCTGTTCCAGAAGCAGGCCAAATTTGAACTGTTCTTATTGTGGCAAGTGATGTTGGATCTGGAGATGAACCACCAGGTAAAGATACAAAAGGGCTATCTGCTGTTACATTTGCGTTTTGATATGATCTAAATGCATCAATATCAACATCCCTTAATATTCTATTCTCAGTGTGTTCAATAAAGTCATCTGTTCTAGTAGATGATAATACGTCAGTACTTACTTCTGTATAATCTAAAATTTGTTGTGTTAATTCTGCGTATGTTGTCATTAGTTACTCAATGTTGCTGGTCCAGCAGAAGCATAGCCTCCACCACCATTTCCTGTTATTCCTGGTGCTGTTGATACCGTGAAAGTATAAAAATCATCATCTGTTTTTGTTATACTATATCCATCTGCATCTTCTATTTCAGTTACAGAAGCTCCAAATAAATTTCCAGTGACATCTCTAAATCTTACAGTATCACTACTAGATCGTCCATGTTCTGGCTCAAATACTGATATCGTTGCACTACTAGCTGTAAACCTAAAAGGATTACGAGTAAGTAATTTAGCAACTTCATTTTCTGTTCGATCTGGTCTTGCAAATTGTAAAGCTTCAGGATCTGGAATATATTTGTGTGGATCTTCTTGCGGAGCTTTTGGCTCAAATTCACTTTTATGAACACGTGCTCCATTCCATTCTTTCACCATTTCTTTATAGGGAAATTCCATACCACTACGATCAGAAATAAATTTAGCATATTTACCTGTTGCGTAACCCATTTAATTTACCAATTACTTTTATTCTTACTAGACCAATGATACTTACCACCTTTAGTAGCTGCACCCATACCTTGAACTGTACCATGAATTTCACCTTTTGCAATTGCAACAGACTTTTCTTTTTCTTTGGCTTTAGCATTTGGTATAGAATTAGTACCTCTGTGACTCCAGTTACTTTTTACTCCACCAGTGGATCCACTAGCGTTAGCAGTTTGGTCATTCCAGTTTTTATTACTCATTTTTCCTCCTTTTTACATTCGCAGTTTGTACATTGACAATTGTCTTTACAATCGCAATCACAACCACACTTTTCACATTTTACCATCTTTCCTCCTACAATTTATACGCTTGTGCTGGTTCAACCCTAAAAGATACTCTTTCACGATCATTATCTCTAGCACGATCAAACTCTTCATCATATACCGATTTTAAATTTGCACTTAACATCGGTGCTTTTTTTAGGCTTATATAATAAGCTAAACCCGCAGTTAAACAAGGAAGAAAATAGAAAGGCACATCAGCATTATTTGTATAATCACCAGCATCTTGTATTCTTCCAACATAAAAGTATTTAAATATATAAGCTTTATCTGGACTTGGATATAAAAATAATGTCATATCATTTTCAGGTCTACCACTAGAAGAGGACCCTCCAGTAGTTACTTGTCCTGGTATTAAAGTAAATTGTGTGGGTCTAGAATCTCCACTAGATGAATTTTCTTTCTTGGCTAAATTCATATATTCAGTTCTAGATATTCTATTCATAGCAACATCTGTTGTGTTGCTATCACCCTCTAAATTAGATGTTGCATTAGTAGTAGTTGTTATTACTGCATCTACTAAATCTACCACTTTCTGATCTATAGAATAATAATTTGTACCAGCTGTTAAAGTTTGCGTTGCATACTCAATAGTCCATAGATTCAATCCACGATTAGCCCATTCTGCAAACATCAAGTTTAAAGAACGTTTAGCTGTTTTTAAGTCATAACCTTCGCCAACCTGTAATTGACAACGCTCATGCGCTTCTTGGATTATTTCCTCTATTGATAAATTAAAGGTTTGTGTGCCTGAATAAGCCATTTAAACCCCTTAATAATTTTTAGATAGTTCTAATACAATAGTATAGTGATCTAAATTAGTGT